GCGCAACGTGGCAAGACCCGTGGCACCATGGTAGCTTGCGGTGGCGGCTACATGAAGGGTAAGAAGTGAGAGCTTCTCGCGGCATGGGGGCCATAAACCCGTCCAAGATGCCGGGGCCGAAGCGCAAAGCGCGGCGGGATAACACTGACTTTACGCAATACGCCGAAGGTGGTGAAGTTAAATCCAAGGTCAATGAAGCTGGAAACTACACCAAGCCTGGGATGCGTAAGTCGTTGTTCAACAAGATCAAGGGCCAAGCCACTCAAGGTACTGCGGCAGGGCAGTGGAGCGCTCGCAAAGCGCAACTTTTAGCCAAGCAATACAAAGCCAAGGGTGGCGGCTATCGTGACTAAGGCACCGCAGCAATCCCTCAAGGACTGGACTGCACAGAAGTGGAGGACTAAAAGTGGTAAACCGTCTTCTAAAACTGGCGAGCGATATCTTCCAGAGGCTGCTATCAAGGCTCTCAGCCCTTCTGAGTATGCTGCAACAACTCGTGCGAAGCGCGCTGGGAAAGCCAAAGGGAAACAATTCGTAAGTCAACCCAAGGGTATTGCTCAAAAGACAGCGAGGTACAGATAATGGCTGAGAAGTGGATTCAAAAAGCGATATCCAAGCCCGGTTCTTTGCGTAAGTCATTGGGCGTTAAAGAAGGGAAAAACATCCCCGCCGGTAAGCTTTCCAAGGCAGCAAAGGCTCCTGGGAAGATGGGTCAACGCGCACGTCTGGCTCAGACCTTAAAGGGTCTGAAGAAGTAACCATGGCACTGTCTGGCACCACGACATTCAACCTCGATCTCAATGAGTACATCGAGGAAGCCTTTGAGCGATGCGGAGCCGAGCTTCGCAGTGGATATGATTTTAGGACTGCACGACGCAGCCTTAATCTCTTGTTCACTGATTGGGCTAATCGTGGTATCAACATGTGGACTATTGAGCAAGGGACTCAGACTCTTACTCAAGGTACCGCCACCTACACTTTACCTGCTGACACTGTTGATCTTATTGAGCATGTGATCCGAACCGGAGCCGGAAATGCGTCAACGCAAGCCGACTTGCAAATTACTCGTATCAGTGTTTCTACCTACTCCTCGATACCCAACAAGTTACAGCAGGCCCGCCCAATTCAGGTCTGGATTAACCGACAGCAAGCCGCTCCAGAGTTCACGGTGTGGCCTGTTCCTGATGGCTCACAGACGTACCAGTTTGTCTACTGGAGGCTTCGCCGTATCGACGACTCTGGGAATGGCGTCAACACCCAGGATGTCCCGTTCCGCTTCATCAATGCGCTTGTCGCAGGGCTTGCTTACTACCTGTCGATGAAGATCCCCGGTGCGATGGAGCGCATGCAGGTCCTCAAGGCTCAATATGACGAAGCCTGGGAGCTAGCTGCCACGGAAGACCGTGAAAAAGCGGCGATTCGATTCGTGCCCCGTCAAATGTTTATTGGTAGCGGGATATGAGCAACCGGTTTGCCAATGGTTATAAGGCATTTGGCTTCTGCGATTTTTGCGGGTTTCGCTACGACCTGAAGAATCTCAAGAAGCTGATCATCAAGACCAAGCAGGTGAACTATAAAGTCTGCCCACAGTGCTGGACTCCGGACCACCCACAGCTTCAACTGGGCATGTATCCCGTTGAAGATCCGCAGGCCATTCGTGACCCAAGGCCAGACACGAATACGTGGTATCAGTCTGGAACATCGGGGCTGCAGACAGCTCCAACAACTGGGACTGGAATTAACCAAGAAGGCTTTCCTTCTGGTGGTATGTTGGTCATCCAATGGAATTGGAATCCTGTTGGTGGGCCAAGATCAAATGATGATGGATTGACGCCAAACTACTTGGCTTCAGCCAGTGAAGTTGGTACAGTGACAATATCCGTGACGTAGGAGTTCACATGGACAAGAAGCAGGTTAAACGAATCGCTGACGTTGAGGCCAACAAGGCTGTCAAAGGTCACGAAGCCCGTATGCACAAAGGCAAAGGGTTTAAAAAGGGTGGCCCGACCACCGATGACATGATGCGCTTGGGCCGTAATTTGGCTCGCGCAGCCAACCAAAAGACGGGGTGAACCATGGCTAAATTCAGTAAGAAAGTTATGGGCAAGGAAGTTGGCGAGGCCAAGGTCTATGCTCCTCCTCACTCCATGTCTGGCAAAGAAGGCGTTGATCTGAAGAACGCGGGCTACGAAGGTGGCAATCGTTTGAAGGCAGACGACTTGGCGGTAAGTGTCAATGCTGTGCGCAGCAAGCCTTACGCAGAAGCCAAAACTTCCGGCATTAAGATGCGTGGAGGCGGTGCTGCTACTAAAGGCGTTATGTGCCGGGGGCCGATGGCGTGAATTACACCCAGCTTGTTGCCGCAATTCAGAACTACGCTGAGAATAGCTTTGACTATTCCAACGATCCGACCATTCTTGATACTTTTATCAAGCAGGCGGAACAGCGTATCTATAACCTGATCCAGTTCCCGTCGCTTCGCAAGAACGTGACGGGTATAACGACCACGGGTAACAAGTATCTCTCCTGCCCCCTGGATTTCCTTGCCGTGTACTCCATGGCAGTGGTTACAGACACCACGGGTGGCGACATCAACACCGGCACCTACGAGTATCTCCTGAACAAGGATGTGAACTTCATCCGTCAGGCATACCCGACTCCAAACGATACCGGAACGCCAAAGTATTACGCTTTGTTTGGATCGACAACCAACTTCCCAACGGAACTCACGTTCATTCTTGGCCCAACGCCAGATGCGATTTACGACGTAGAACTGCATTACTTCTACTACCCTGAGACCATTGTTACTGCAAACACAACTTGGCTTGGTGACAACTTTGACTCCGTTTTACTGTACGGGTCACTGGTTGAAGCTGCAACATATTTGAAGCAAGAGCCGGATCTAATGCAGCTTTACGATACCAAGTACAAAGAAGCTCTTGCACTTGCCAAGCGTCTGGGTGATGGTATGGAGCGGTCCGATGCGTACCGGTCTGGCCAATATAGGATGCCGGTAACATGATCATCCAAGGGCTGACCAACTCGTTTAAATTGCAAATTCTTAGTGCTGTCCAAGATCTTTCCACGGACACGCTGAAGATTGCGCTTTACACGGGTGACGCCACGCTTGGCCCGATGACGACGGTCTATGCAACGACCAATGAAATCACGGGCACGGGCTACACGGCTGGCGGCAAGACATTGACTGGGGTGACCATCAATACTGGTACAGAAACCCTGTACGACCCGGCAGTGATCTACGTTAACTTTGACAACGTGGTCTGGGATCCTGCTGCGTTTACATGCCGTGGTGCTTTGATTTATAACGCCAGCAAGGCTAACAAATCTGTCGCGGTGTTGGACTTTGGGTCTGATAAGACCTGTACAAACACGTTCACCATCACGATGCCGTCAAACACTTCAACCTCGGCGTTGCTCCGCTGGAGTTAATCATGTCTCAAGAATCGGTTAAGGCAACGGGCCGGTTTACCGTCGAGTGCTACGACAAGGACGGCAACCTCAAGTGGAAAGATGAGAACCACAATCTTGTGGTGAATGCTGGTCTTCAGTACATGGCCGGTACGGCGCTTACCTCCACGGCGGCAATCACAAGCTGGTACATCGGTGTTTATGGAGCGGCAGCTTTCAACAACCCAGCGGCCACTGATACCATGGCATCGCATCCTGGTTGGACGGAAGTAACGACCTACATTGAGTCTACCCGCCCCGCTGCGACGTTTGCTGCTGCGACGAACGCAAATCCATCTGTGGTTACCAATGCCCTTAATCGAGCCACGTTTTCCATAAACGGCACGACAACGATTGGCGGCGCGTTTCTAACCAGCAACAACACCAAGGGCGGCACTACCGGAACGCTGTTTTCAGCGGCAGATTTCAGCTCCCCTGGAGACAGATCCGTTGTTTCTGGTGATGCAATCTATGTGACCTACACCCTGAGTTTGGCGGGTTAACCCCAAGCCGGAGGAATAAATGGCAACGCGCTACTGGGTTGGCGGTTCTGGCACCTGGGATGCAACCTCCACGACAAACTGGTCTGCTTCTTCTGGTGGAGCGTCTGGTGCCTCTGCACCTACGGCTGTTGACGATGTAATTTTTGACGCTGCATCAAATGTAGGTACGGGCGCGTTTACGGTCACTGTATCTGCTGCTCTTTGCCGAGACTTCAGCACAGGCGGTGCTGGCGGTGCTCTGGATGGCGCGATGACCCTGGCGATGGGTACATCAACGTTGGCAGTTTCCGGGAGTTGGACAAACCCGGCCACAAACTTTGCGTTCTCTGGCACCGGGACAATCACGTTTAACGCAACAACGACTGGTAAAACGATCACTACAAACGGCATTTCTTGGCCGAGCGCGGTGGTGTTCAACGGTTCAGGTGGAGCTTGGACTTTGGGTGGTGCCTGGACAACCACCAGCACGATAACGGTGACGGCGGGGACATTCAGTACCAGCGCAACAAACTACAGTTTGTCCGCAACTGTGCTGTCATCAAGCAACTCAAACACCCGAACTATTTCGCTGAATGCTTCAGCGGTTACGTTATCGTTGAGCGGAACGGCGTTAGATTTTACGACGGCCACCAACCTGACGCTTAACGCAGGTACATCTACGATTACCTGTTCCGGCACAAGCCCAACATTTAACGGTGGTGGACAAACATTTTACAACGTCACGTTTAGTTCAACTGGTACTGGAACTGCGTCTATTACAGGCGTCAATGTTTTTAATAATCTTACCTTCGCGACAATTGCAGCAACTGGATACAGAATTGTATCTTTGGGCGCAAATCAAACGGTCAACGCTACATTGACATTAAATACTGCCACGGTTGGCGTGCGCCGGATGCAGTTTGTTAGCAGTACGCTAGGAACTGCTAGAACCATTACCGCAGCCACTCTTGCAGCGGCTTCAGATGTTGATTTTCGTGATATTACAGCGGCTGGAGCATCTGCTCCTTGGTCTGGAACTCGATTTGGTGACGCTCTTGGAAATACAAGCATTACATTTGGTGCCGGTGTAACCAAATACTGGAATTTGGCGGCTGGGGGTAGCTGGTCGTCAACTGCGTGGGCGTTGTCGTCTGGTGGAGCGGTTGCCGCAACAAACTTCCCGTTACCACAAGATTCAGTTATTATTGAGAATACCGGCCTTAACACAGGAGCCACGATTACCATTGATGTAAATTGGTGGATTGGGTCATTGAATTGCAGTACTCGCACCAACGCTTTTAACTGGTCGCAGGGCAACTTTGACCCGGTGTTTTATGGGGCTACGATAACCTTGTCTTCGTCAATGACGATGACCACTATATCAGGAAGCCCAACATTTACTTTTGCTGGTCGCGGTTTAACGCAAACATTTACTTCCGCTGGTATTCAACTTCGGTTATCTGGATTTACAGTCAATAATTTAACAGGTAGCGTTGTATTAGTTGGAAATACGTTGATTGATTTAGATTCAAGTGCAACTGGAACAGCAACACTTACCTCTGGTACCCTTGATTTAAATAACAACACGCTTACTTGTTATACGTTTTCAAGTTCTGCAAGCACCACTAGAACATTGGCATTTGGCACCGGTAAAATTGTACTGCCCGGTGGTGGCGCAACTATTTTTACAACAACCACAGCCACTGCCTTAACCGTTACAGGAACTCCACTTGTTCAATGCACTTATAGTGGGAGCGTTGGAAGCAGAGGCATAAGTATGGGTGCCGCTGGAGAAGCAAACGCAATTAGTGTTGAAATTACTGGTGGCTCTGACATTATTTCTTTGGCCACCACTAGCGGCTCGTATAAGAATGTAACATTTTCTTCGTCGTTTACTGGTTCAATTAGTTTTGCAAACAGCCCAAATATATTTGGTAACTGGGATATTGGTGGGGCAACTAGCTTTGCTGGAATAGGAAGCTTAACTTTTGCAGCTACATCCGGCACGCAAACCATTAACTTTAACGGTATTTCATTCCCAAACAACATTACTTTTGGTAGTTCCGCAACCACCGCAACTACATTTAAACTGACCGGAACGTTATTGGCTTCCGCAACGTCAACGATAACTCTTGGCGGCGGCGCATTACAGCTCAATGGTTACAATATCACCGGCGGCATATTTAGTTCTAGTGCAAGCGTGCAAAGGTCAATTGCTTTTGGATCAAACTCAATTACTGTTTCTGGTAATAACACTACCGTTTGGAGTTGCGCAACTCTAACCAACTTTAGTTATACCGGCATTCCAACGACCAACTTTACTTATTCTGGAAGCACTGGCACGCGCACAATACAACATGGCTCTACCGGGGGCACTGCGTCTAATGCCGTGAACATGAGCATTAGCGCTGGCACAGATACGATTACGTTATCCACCACAGGTGTAGTTAAAAACTTGTCATTTTCTGGGTTTACAGGCTCGTCTAATCTTCCTGGGTTTATATATGGTGATTTGACCCTTGGATCTGGAATGACGATTACTACGGCTACATCAACAGGGCCAACTTTTGCCGCTACGTCTGGAACGCAAACCATCACGTCAAACGGCGTGACCATAGATCGCCCCATCTATATTGATGCCTCTGGTGCAACCATTTCGTGTGCTGATGCTTTAACAATTACGCAGGCGCTGTCTATAACCAACGGCACCCTGCAATTAAAATCAGGCACCACGTCCACGGTGGGCAGCTTTGTTACTTCAGGCACCAACCAGAAGTATCTTCAGGCCACAACGGCTGGATCGCAGGCTACCATCTCAGATGCAAGCGGAACCAATACGGTTAGCTATTTGACCATCCAAGATTCCAACGCCACGGGCGGAGCGACTTGGCAGGCTTACACCACAAGTTCAAACATTAACGCTGGCAACAACACCGGCTGGACGTTCTACTTCAACATTTACGACTCAACCATCAGTGAATCCGCGACGGCCACTGATGCTGTTGGAACAAACGCTATTTTTGTTTCCAGTGTGTCCGAAACACCCAGCATTACAGACACCGTGCTTGGCCGTTATTTGTGGGATTCCATTGATGACAGCCAGACCGCTAACTGGCAGAATGTCAACAACACACAGACCCCCGGATGGACGGTCATCAATACTTGATTGAGGTAATTCCATGACCACCGCATACACCTCGCTTCTTGGCTTGGCACTTCCTGTTCAGGGGGAACTGTCTGGGCAATGGGGCAACACGGTCAACAACTACATTACCCAGTATTTGGATACGTCCGTTGCTGGGGCGCTGACGGTTGCTTCCGACACTACGCTTGTAAAAACAACCGGCGCATCGCTTGACGCAACTTCCTCACAGTATGCAATCCTTATTGCATCTGGGCACACGGCAAACATCACAATCACCGCCCCCGCTGCCAGCAAGTCATATCTTGTTATCAATACGTCAGGGACGTATACGGTCAAAGTTCGTGGAGCTGGCCCAACTACGGGTGTAACGCTTGCGGCCAATGAAAAGGCAGTTGTCACCTGGAATGGCTCTGATTTTGTCAAAGTTAGCAGCAGTGGTGGTTCTGCGACATTTACTGATGTAACGGTTTCCGGTACCACGACCCTTTCTAATCTCACTGCTTCCACGGCGTTGGCGCTGGACGCCAGCAAGAACGTGGTATCGGTCACGAACACCGGTAGTGGCAACAATGTGTTGGCAACGTCGCCAACGCTTACTACGCCAAATCTTGGAACTCCGTCTGCGGCTACGTTGACCAATGCCACAGGTCTGCCTATTTCTACGGGCGTGTCTGGGTTGGGGACGGGTGTAGCTTCTGCCCTGGCAGTAAACACGGGCGCTGCTGGAGCATTTGTTGTTAACGGTGGTGCGCTTGGCACACCATCTTCTGGCACGGTTACAAATCTGACCGGCACGGCTTCAATCAATATCAATGGTACGGTTGGAGCCACTACTCCAACGACCGGCGCGTTTACAACGCTCAGTGCATCATCCACCGTTTCGGGGACTGGCTTTAGCACCTACCTTGCAAGCCCTCCAGCAATTGGTACAACTACCGCTGCGGCTGGTGCTTTCACTACCTTAAGCGCATCCTCTACCGTATCTGGTACAGGCTTTAGCGATTACTTGGCCAGCCCGCCTGCTATCGGTGGCACTGCTGCCGCTGCGGGTTCATTCACCACCCTGAGTGCTTCTTCAACGGTTTCGGGTACAGGGTTTAGCACCTATCTTGCTAGTCCTCCGGCCATCGGCGGTACGGCTGCGGCTGCTGGATCGTTTACCACGTTGAGCGCTTCATCTACCGTTTCTGGAACCGGCTTTAGTAATTACTTGGCCAGCCCTCCAGCGATTGGTGGAACTGCTCCTGCGGCTGGTTCATTTACGACCTTGAGCGCGTCATCAACTGTTTCGGGCACAGGATTTAGCACTTATCTCGCCAGCCCGCCCGCAATTGGTGGAACGGCTCCAGCAGCAGGTTCGTTTACCACGCTGTCTGCCACAGGCAACATGACCTTTGGTGATGCGGATACAGACACCATCACTCAGGCTGCGTCATACGTTAATAACACGCAACTTAAGTCTGCAAAGGTTGCAACCAATACATTTTCACTTGCAGCCTACGATGTTGATGGAACGTCTTACACCAACTTGGTCACGCTTACGGCGAGCAATACACCGACGTTGGCACTGACATCTACCGGCGTTGGCACAATTAACAATATGTCCATTGGGGCGACCACAGCCTCGACGGGCGACTTTACGACGTTGAGTGCGTCGTCCACCGTTTCCGGAACCGGCTTTAGTACCTACCTTGCAAGTCCTCCGGCGATTGGCGGCACCACTCCCGGTGCGGGTTCGTTCACGACGTTGACCACCAACGGCAACATGACATTCGGTGATGCAGACACTGATGCCATTACCCAGAATGCTTCATACGTTACCGGAACGCGACTTAAAGCAGCCAAGGCAGACACAAACACACTCTATCTGTCTGCGTATGACGTAGACGGTACCGTTTACACGGATCTGGTCACGCTGACTTCCGGCAATACGCCGACCTTGGCTTTGACCTCAACGGGTGTCGGCACGATCAATAACATGTCGGTGGGTATTACCACCCCCAGCACTGCCAAATTTACTGCGATAACAAACAATACGTTGACCACTGGTCGTGTTGTTTACAGCACCACAGGCGGCTTGCAGACCGATTCCGCCAATTTGGCCTTTGATGGCACCACGTTGACTGCCGGTGGGTTCTCAACTTCCGGGACAACCTCCGTGGCGGCAATTACGGCCTCTGGAACAGTCACGGGTAACGGTAACTGGGTTATTGGCGACGCAGACACCGATACGATCACCCAGGCTGCATCGTATGTCACGGGTACTCAGCTCAAGTCCGCAAAAGCTGCAACCAACACGCTGAACCTTGCTGCCTATGACGTTGATGGAACGGCATACACCAACCTCATCACGTTGACGGCAAGCAACACGCCGACTCTGGCGTTGACCTCGACAGGTGTGGGCACGATCAACAATATGTCGATT